CGCGTTATAGTTAATACGGTAGAAACCAGTTCCACCAATCACACCCGGAGCCGTAGCAAGGGCGTTATTAGCAAAAAGTAGTTCAAAGCTCGTATTAGGAGTAACCGCACTCACCACCATATCAATACCGTTAACATCGCTCGGAGCAGTATTGCTTAAACGAACAACAGTTCCCACAGTTATGCCTGCAGTATTACCAGTACTTACAACCGGACGCGTAGCGTTTGTTGTTGCAGTTGTGGCGACCGCAGTGCCAAGACCAGCTTGTGAACCGGCAGTAACACCTGTTGGGTCATACAACGTAAAGCCACCAGCAATAATGGTATCACCCCAAATTGCTTGCTGATTGTTATTGTAGAACTTAACGAGTGCGCTACCAGGAGCCATGCCTCGTTGCCAGAAGAATTCAAGACCTACATATGCAGTGTTGCTTCCGTTGAAGTACGCACCACTAGTCCCCGCAACGGAGGATTCAGTGAAGTTACGTACAGAAACCCAATCAGCACCTGAAGGAATCTGAATCAATGCAGCATTAGAGTTAGAGATTTCAGCGTTACCCGGATTAGGGTTTGCAAGACCGGTAAAGTTTGCTACGAAACTACCTTGGCCAATTATAGTAGTATTATCCATATCTACTCCTTATTAAGCTAAAGTACAACGTAAGTTTAAGATCCAAAGATCGTTTAAGATCCTAGGAACTTCGGCAAATTTATACCCGACTGACGCATTCAATGCCAACGGACCATCATATATCGGCGGACGATAGATGAATTGTGCGGAATAACCGTCTTGTTCCACGCAAGCGTATGCTTCCATACCCACGCAGAAAATGTTGTAAACCGTATTACCATTGCTCGATGCATTCGCGACTGTAGAACCAATTGATGACACTAAGAAACGTAAGTTCCCTATTGCGCCCCACTCACTATGAAGAGCATTCATAGGTGCTGGATATTGGTTTTTGTTCAAGAATCCATCGACATTTTCCATGTCTTTGGTCAAATCGGTATGACATAATGCAAAGTATGCATCACGAACTGGCGCAGTACCGAATTTATCGTCACCTTCGATATTATCGAGAATGGTATAAGCGTTATTACCTAAAAGCGTACGAATAACGTCATTGACGTCACTGCGTGTGAGCTCAGTAGGAATATCACCGTTTACACCACCCGTACAGTTGATAAATGACGCGGTAGATGCAAGCATGTTACGCGTTAAAGTATCTTCTGTTTGGCGAAGAGAAACACCAAGACGTGCTGCACATTCGTTGAGAACAGGGTCCTGATTTTGCAATGTGCATTTAACTGTTACTTTTTATGACCAAATATTTTCTATTTGGCGATGAGTCTTGTTATTCCTCATTCTTCCAATCATCTTGGAAGATCGGACTGTCGCTTCACCTAAAGGTGTCCACTCGCCTCAGTCTCTCACGCTAGTCATTTAAGTTTTTATGTGTTATAATGTAACTGAACAATATAAAGCTAAGGATCATTATGAATCGCTACAAATATGAACGATCAGAATATACCATTGCACAATGTGCTTATCTCGCAGGAATAATAGATGGTGAAGGAAGCATCTATATAGGTAACTTCAGTTCTAACCCAAAAACAGGTAATAAATATTATCAAACCAATATTGAAGTGAGTAATACTGATAAAGACCTTATTGATTGGTTAGTTAGCACATTTGGAGGAAGAATATATGTATATACTGCCAAACAAACTCCATCAAATTCTAGAAGGACTGTATATAGATGGACCATATCCGGAGATCGCGTTACTCACTTGTGTGAGATAATGGCCCCATATATTATCGCCAAGAAGAAGCAGGTAGAAATAATGCTAAAAATGCGAGCTACTTATTCTCCCAATATGGGAACAAAAAAAGGAACTCAAGGCATTCAACCATTAGATCCGGAAGTACTTGCTGTGCGTCAATCATATTTCGAAGAGATGCAAAGCCTTCATTGTCGCAATTACAAAAACGTAAAAACTTAAACCCTTGCGCCTTGTTGCCCTCGTCTTTACGGTGGGTTTCCAAGTCAATCAGAGCGGATTTAAAGCAGGCCGGTATTGCTATAAAATCAGAAAATTTCAAAGAACTATTTATTAACCTGCTCGTTCAAGATCACATAGGTCGTCTATCTTGAACATTTACGGCACCTAAGCATACGCTATACCGTAAAATGATATTTTTGCATCGATATCAACGGCCGTTAGGTTCTGAGCAGGCGGTGTTATGCCGGAATTGCCCAGAGGCACGAGAGCCGTATTGAGTGGGTTATACCTACGAAATCGTAAAGTAGTACCACCATTCCGTGGCATGTTTTTCAACATGGCAGGAACTTTGTGAATCATGTTGGGAACTGGAACTGCAAGTAGCTTATAGCTAAAACTTTGCTGTACCGGTGCCGGCAACGATGACGTAGTAGTAATAGACATAGAATCCTTAAGAGAAATGTTGAATAACATCGCTCTAAGAGTGACGACTTCTTAGCAAGGTTTTTGCGTCAGGAATGCTATGAGTGACGAGTTCATAGCCAGTTTATGCGTCAGGGAATAGTTACATGTCGCGATCACGTAGTCTACGTTCTGCATAGTACTACGTGATCGCAGTTGATTCAAGGTTGTTTTGTATATTTATATCCACACATAGGACATATTTTTATATCAATATACTCGTTATTGCAGCAATCTGGTCTCGTAAGAACGAGACTATTTCCATAAATCTCGCACGTCCATTCATCATCTACTTTGCAGTAATGCTTTTCAGGTGGAGGTGGTGGAAATTCGTTTAAAGAATTCCAGTTCTGTATCATATATCACTCTCTACAAAGCTTTACGTGCTGCGAACATCTCTTTGCGTAATTGTTCTTTCAGATCATCAGTCATGCCATTAGCGAATGCATTTGCGCGCGACAATGGGCTATCTCCTTGTTGAGGAGACACTGATGTTAACGGACGTGGTTTTTGGGCATTAGCTGATATACGCGCACGCTCTTGTTCTTGTACAGGATTACGATAAATGCCAAAATTCTTGATGATTTTGTACGCTGACGAGGCTTTGTCGTAGTAATTGGAAGTTGCGGCGAGTGCTCTGGCGACATCGGGATAGGTTTCATTGAGAATTTCTATGTTTTCTAGAGAACAAACACGGTCAAAATCAGGATATTGTGCTTTTATTTGCGCATCTTGAATGCTTTGCTGGCTTTGGGCATTGTAAGAGTTAACTTTTGCCTCAAGTTGCTTCATGTTTTGATACATTTTCTTAACAACTTTGCCTTCTACCAAAGAATCTTCATCAATGTCGATGTCTTCGTCTTGATATTCAGGTTCTGGGGCTTTTTGTTGTTGCTTAGATTGCATCATTGTTTGCATTTCAAGCATTTGTGCGAGCAATGCATCCCGTTCTCGTTCAGCTTTTGCTTTTTGAATGCGCAAATTAGTAAAACTTTCTTGCGCTTCTTGTTGCTGAGGTTGTTGTTCTTGATATTGAGGAGCTTGTTGTTCAGCATATTCAGGTTGTGGTTGTTCCGCGGTTTGCATAGCGTGCATTGCTTGTTGTGTTTCAGCAGGAAGTTCATCAGGAACTTGGAATGGACTGTTTGAAGCTTGTTGAATTGGTTGATTAGATTGATTCGGTTGTCCGCCCCATGGATCAGGAGCCATTTGAGAGATAGGAGTTGCGGCATCTAATGGCGGCATTGCAATATCAGGAGTTTGTCCTGTATTAGTTGCACCATAAAAGCTCTTCTTATTTATCGCTTTGGAAATAGACATACTTCTCCTTTAATTTACTTTTTCTAGTTCAACGCCTACATGCATAGCTTCACCATTGAGCTTTTTCATTTTAATGTAAAGTGTTCCATCAAAATAATCTAATACTTGTTTGAGTAATCCTCGTTCTTCAGGAACCACTATATTAGCATCTTGTTTGAAACGTCCACATGTTTCTTCATCAGGAACTACCCAGATGAATTCTATATCTTGGTTTTTATGATCATATCTATAGACCGTTTGATCATAATGGGGAGTTGGGCACGCCTTAGTGGCAATAAAATAGTTGCGCAGAACGTTCTCGAGAAGTCGTTCTTTCTTTAACAGAACTACGATAAAGAAATCCCCATGTAGTGGCTCTCTATCTTTGCAAATATCGTGTCCTTCTATTTTTGAGCAATCTACTTTTTTAAGTGCATGTTGAACGCACCAGGTAAGATTATCGAGATATTCTTTCTCTTGGGCTTTTTGTACTTCAATAGGGGATATATCATTCGATGATTCTTTGTTCAACAAGTCAGACGCTATAGCGCCCATTGTTTTTTTCATATCATATCCTTATTTCTGCAATTGAGGCCCCAATGTCTGACAGGCCTCAATACAGTGCATATCAACAGGACCACAATAGGACTGCCACATAATTTTTATCACTGTACAAAGAGTGTAGGAAATATCAAATAAAAGCAGCGACAGCCCCGAGTGAGAAGAGCTGTCGCTGTAAGGATATAGGTAATGAACAGTCACCTATTGTTTTATTTATTTCTGCGAGCTTTTCGCGCTTCAGAAAAAGATATTGCAAGAGCTTGTTTAGGGTTTTCTACCACAGGGCCCTTTTTTGAACCGCTATGAAGTTTACCTTCTTTAAACTCATGCATAACTTTCTCTATTTTAGAGCGGCTTTTAGCTTTCTTCTTAGATCCATGTTTTTTTGGATCCTTTTTCTCATGTTCTTTTTTCTCATGCTTTTTAGATTCTTCATGTTTTTCATGTCTCTTATGCTTAAGGGATTTCATGAGTTCACGATCTTCTTTAGCTTCTTTCTTAAAGTTCTTTATATCGCCCTTAAGATGAGAGATCACTTTTTTATTTCCAGCCATTACTTTCCTTCTCTCTTTTCATGACGAATTTTAAGTTCGGGATATTTACGGTATACCGCGGTTCTTATTCCCGAAGGATTAGGAGCATAATGAGCCCGTGCTAATGCATTGCGTGCGCGTGCGAGTGTATTGATTGGAAATGAGAACTTTGCAGCACCGCCCGATTTTCCCGCAAATTCTTCAGGCTCAACGGTTTTGTACTTTCCCGCAGATGAAGACCCTTTTTTAGATCTCATCTTTTCTTCAGCGCCTCGGGAGACTTTAACTCCCTTGGCTACTGTTATTTTTGTTTTCATAAGCTACCTTACACGAGTAGT